TTAATCAGCCTTTCTGAGCAGCGGTGAGATCAGCACCTCGCCTACTCGGCCACCATGGCGCCGGTAGCCGCCGGCGATCGAGTAGCTGGTCTCCACCGCCTCGATCGCGAACCGGCCGAAGCACCGCCGCACGCCTGGCACATCGTTCAGGCTGAGCAGCCAGCTGCCCCTCAGCCCGGCCAGCGCCTCGGCCAGGCGCTCGAAGTCGGCCGGCCCGAACAGCCCCTCCCCATAGTCCGTCTCGTTCCCCCAATAGGGCGGGTCCAGGTAGAAGAGGGTCTCCGCCCGGTCATAGCGGCGCAGCAGCTGCTCCCAGGGCAGGCACTCGATCACCACGCCGGCGAGGCGGTCATGCACCGCCTCCAGCAGGGGGCCGAGCTTGTTGACGTCGAACCGCCCCGGCCCGGCCGGCAGGACGCCGAAGTTCTGCCCCCGCACCTTCCCGCCGAAGGCCAGGCGCTGGAGGTAGAGGAACCGCGCCGCCCGCTCCAGGTCCGTCAAGGTGTCGGGCACCGCGGCCTTCAGCCGTTCGAACTCGGCCCGGCTGGTCACCTGCCAGCGCAGCTGGTCCATGAAGGGCACATAGTGCCGCTGCAGGATCCGGAAGAGGTTGGCGACGTCCCGGCTGGCGTCATTGATGACCTCGGTCCGGACGCGCCAGGGGCGGCGAAGAAAGACGCCCCCCATCCCCACGAAGGGCTCGACATAGCCATCATGGGGCACCTGGCGCAGGCGCTCGATGATGCGCTTGGCCAGCAGCTTCTTACCGCCGAGCCACGGGGCGGCAGGGTGAGCCGGCAAAACCGGCTCTCGTTCATGTTCGAATCGCACGGGTGTGCTCCATTACCCCTGTCTCGGCCGAGACGGGCGGGGCGGTTCATCCGTGCGCGGTGCGTGCCGCGCGGCTTGGGGTGTTCCACCACCCCAGGCCCCCGCTCTCAGGCGAGGCCCTTGGTAGATCGAGGGGCGGAGAGAAGCTTAATGGCAGGTGCGGTCACGCTGCGCCGCCCCCACTAAACGCCGTAGAGCCCGCGCAGCCGCCCCTCAACCAAGCCAAGCTGCGTCCCGCGCCCAGCGGCTGTCAGGTCTGCCGCGAAGGTCAGAAGCTGGCCGAGGCGAAGGTCAACGCCCGTGCCGGAGTTGGTGCCAGGTATCCCATATCCACCCAGGCGCAAGCGGCGGCTGGCCGGCGCCAACATGGTGGTCGCCGTGCCGACCGTCGCGCCGTTGATCCGCAACGTCATCGCGCCGGTTTCTGCGGTGTAGCCCAACACCCCCACCAGTCGCTGGCCGCGATATCCCGACGGCGTGCGGATCGTGAAACCAGCCTCCACATTGTTGCCGACCGACATCCGACCCATGCTGTCGAAATTGACGCCGAAGGTGCCGGCCGCGACGGCCGTCCCGATCAGATAGCCCGCGCCCGCCGCCAGCACCTCGCAGCCGAAAGCGACCGTGTAATCCGGACTGCCCAGCAGCGGCACGTCATCCATGATGACGCTGCCGTTGGTGCCGCTGGTCGTCCCCGTGCCGTCCGCGCCGAAGGACAAGCCCGGCTGGTCGTTGATAGTGCTTGCAGCGGGGCGGTTCGACACGGCAGCGCGCGCCAGGACGCCGAACCTTTTGTCTTTGAGCCGAAAGCTTGGGCCGGATGAGCCTTCCACATAGGGCGGCGAGGTGGACGGATCGAACCACGCCAGTAGCGAGGGGATCGCGGCAATCGCCTCATCCGTCGCATTGCGCGTGACCGTGGCAGCACCCGCACCCGCCGGCAGAACCCAGTCCACAACCTGATATGTCGGCATGATCTTCTCCCCAGCCGCGCTTACGAGCGCAGCCCTTCCTGATAGATGATGGGTGTCGCGGTGCCGGCGAGCACTTCCGTCTCGCGCACGACCTGCAGGACAAGCCAGTTGGCCCAATCCCCCGTCGCGGGGTCAATAATCTGCCCCCGGTTCCGATCGTTGCAGATGTAGATCACATCGTTGTATCGCCCGTCGCGGTCGCGCCCGAATTCAACGGTCAGGTAGCTCTGACCCACCGTGGTGCGATCATCCAGAAGCTGCGTCGCTTCCCAAGGCCGCACCGGATCAATCAGCGTCTCCGAAATGGAGATGGAAGGCCGCGTGCGCGCCAGAGAGTCATTGTGCGCGAACACCAGCCGGCCGCTCGGGCTAAGCGCCAGATCGCACTGTGACGATGCGGTCAGCACGCCCGGCACCGGCACCGGAGTTGTCCAGGTGCGCCCGCCATCAACGCTTCTGGTCAGTTGCTGACCACCCACCACGCGAAAGATGCAGAGCACGCCATTCTGCCCAAACGGCGCGAAGCTCGGCTCCTGGAATGACCCAAGCGCCCGATTCGTCGGGCCGGGGACGATACCGATACTCTCGGGGCGGATAATGCCGCCCGCGCCGAAATGCAGCCTGTAGAACTCGCACCGATGCACCCCCGGCACGTCATCGGCCGGGTCCAGGTTGAGGTTGTTGGCGGCGGCCATATAGACCTCGCCGCGAATGTAGCGCGGCTGCGCCGAGAAGCCCGCGCCGATAGGGCACCACGGGCCGAAATCCCAGGTGCTGGCCGTGCCGGTCAGCGGGTTGTTCAGCACCGCCGCCCAGGTGATCCGCCCGCCCGTGCCAGAGCACGTCACCGTGTAGAGCAACCGGCCGTCCTCCAGGAACAGCAACTGACTGTCCTGCACCGAAAGCGGCGAGCCCTCGTAATCCAGCGTCCGCATGACGAAACAGACGTCGGTGCGGATGGGTTGCTCTTGGCCGTAGGTATCGAGGATGGGCGCGCCAGCGCCGTCGCGCAGGATCAGCGGCAGGCCGTCATCCCCGATATCCACATAGCTCAACCGCTGCCAGGCCGGCCCCTCCTCGCCGTTGGTGCCGGGGCCGACGCGGTTCCCATACTCCGCGCGGAACAAGCGCCGGATGCACGTCTGGCCCGGTCGCTCAGGCCGATAGGCCAGCGCCATGACAGGGATACACTGAGAGATGAAGTGATAATCGGAGAACCCCGGCGCATCAGCCCGGAGAACGAACGGCGCGCCGACGCTGGTCCCCGCCGGCTGCGGGATCGCCGTCAAGGACGGCAGCGGCAGCAGCCCTTCCGCGCGCAAATAGGCCCGCACGCGCTCGTGGATTACCTGTTCGACCAGTGCAGAGTCCGGGAATTCCCGCGCCACCGCAGGCAGCACCACCGGCCCGCCCGTGTCGCGCACATAGTCGTCGGCCGCGACGCTGAAGACCCAACGCACCCCACTCGCGTCGGTGTAGCCCACCAACTGCCCCGCCGCAGTCAGGTCGTAATGCTGGTAGCCGAGCCCGAGATAGTCGGGGATGGCGGGCATGCGTTCAGCGCTCTCTGCGCGGATGCCGCGCGCGGAAAATCGGCCCATGTCATTCGCGTCGGCGCCGAATACCAGTTGATCCCCGGCGAGCGGGCCAATCCAGTCCGACGCCCCGAACGGCGGGGCGAAGGTCAGCACCTGCTGGCGCGACGGCAGGGCGTCGTTGAAGCTCACGATGGCCGCATCCAGCGCCGCCTTGCTGGCGTAGCGGCCGACCTCAACAGCCGCGCCCCCGACCTCCCGATACAGGATGGCGTAGGTGCCGCCCGTGCCGGGCACACCGAAATATCGGCCCTCGGCCACGGCGGCGAGGCCAGCGGTGGTGTCGGGGTAGAAATTGGCGGTCACGGTGGCCGCATCTCGCGCAGCGCCCGCAATGGCGGCGCTGGTGGCGGCGGAAACGGCGCTACCGGATGCCTGGGCGGCAAAGGGCGCAGCTGCGGCAGCGCCAGCGGTCGCGCCTGCGGTCGCTGCCTCCGCCGCGCTAAGGGCCGCCGAGTCGGCATACCCTTTCGCGCGGTCCCGCGCCTTGCGAGCCGCGACCGCGAGGGAGCTATCCACGGCCCCAAAAACCAGCGGTGGCGGCCCATTACTCATCGCGGTTCACTCCACCCATCACGATGACACGGCCGGTAAAGAGGCCGCGCTGCTCACCCTCGATCCATTGCTCGATGTCGTAGCGCGCGTGCGCCATGCCGGAGGGCAGCATGCGGGACTGCCCGAGCGTCAGGCGGATGCCGAAGAAGCCGCGCCAATCCGGGTCGCCTTGATCTTCAAGCCAGAGGCCGTAATCAAGCCCACCGATCTCGACCGCCTGGCCACTCGCGAGCGCGATTTCACCGCCATCCCACCGGATCCAGCAGCGGATCTCGGAACCTGTGAGATCAGCCCATTCGGAAGAGCCTCGCTCCGGCACGCGGAAGAGCGTGGCGACATTGCTGCCGGCGCGCACAATCCAATCCCATGTGAGGACATCCAGGCTCATGCGATCACTCTGCCGGCGGCTCGGGCCAGATGACGGAGGAAGGAAATCCGGGCTGACCCGGCAACCCACGCAGCGCGACGCGATACGAGGCCCAGGCCGCCTTGGCCTCGGCCGAGAGCGGCGCGTCGCTAAGCTGGGTCCAGTCGCTCCCCGCCAGCAGAGCATCGCGCCGGGCGCGGGCCTCAACTTCCGTCACGGACGGCGCGGGAGGGATCGCGAAGGCCGCGCCATCCCAGTGCCAGCCGGGCGTAACATGATGCCCTGCCGGCACCTCCACCAACGCCGTCACAAAATCGGGATGGTAGCGCTCGGCCAATGGTACCTCGCGCCCCTCGATCTCGACGGTCGCCGGAATGATCTCGGCCACGCGGCCACCGTCCATGCGGGCAAAATGGGTCACAGCGCGAACTCCTCGATGAGGACGAGGCCGGCAGCGCCCGCACCGCCCGGGAATGGCCCGACACCCGAGCCGATGGCGATGCCCGAGCCGCCAGCACCGGGCGAGACGCCGGCCACAGCCGCACCGTTGAACGCGACGGGCGGCGTGCCGATCCCGAACCAGCTGCGGCCTCCCGGCCCGCCCGCACCACCACTCGCCGAGAGCGCGAAGGAGAAGCCGTCCGAGCCGCCCAGCGCCTGCCAAAGCACTGTGCCGATGGCCGAGGATGAGACGGAGCCGTTGGCATTGAGGTTGGGCGATGGCGTGTCACTCGAGACCCCGCCGCCCGGGCCACCGGGGCAGGTCAGCAACGCGCCGAAGGAAGTGGAGCCGCCCGAGCCACCCATGCTGCCCGACGCCGGCGCACCGCCCACGCCCACGGTCACAGCCAGAGATGCCCCAACCTGCGCGGCCGTGTAGAGGCCCTGCGCCACCGTGCCAGCGCCTCCCGGCGCGCCGAGCGAGACGTTGCCCGACGATGCGACCCCGACCCCGCCGCCCGCGCCACCACCCCCGATGGCCGTGACGCGGACGCGCCCGGTGCCCGGCGTCGGGACGTATGTGGAAGAGGCCCCGAAGACCTGCACGCCGAGAAGCCCGCCTCCCACCGCGACCAGGCGCCAGCTGGATGCCCCGTCGCTTTGCAGCGTCACGCGCCGGCCGACCGGCACCGTGATCGCGACCACCCCCTCGATCGCATCGCCCCCCGCGCGCTGAATGCTGAGCGTATTGGCCGACGCATCGGTCCGTACGAAGGTGAAGCGGATGGGCCGCCCGGCTGCCGCATTGGCGGGCGGCAAGGTCAACGTTACTGCGCCGCCGCCAGCGTTGACCGAGACGATGCCGGCATTGTCCGCCGTCAGCACACCGGTCGCACTGATCACCGTCGTGTTGCCGCCCGCGAGCCGGCAGATGGCCTGAAGAAGCTGGAGATGGTTCCCCGCGTCCAGACCGATCCCGACCGCCTCGATCACGCGGATCGGGTTCTCCTGCACGCCATTGAACCACAGGGCGTTCAGGAAGGTCGGGTCGATCCCGCCCACCGGGTCCCCGTCTGTGAACCCGTGCTTGCCTGACCCAAAGAGGTTCAGCGCGGCCGTGGGGTCATTGATCCGATCCATCAGGCGGGCTCCAAATAGGCAAAGGTGACGTGGGTATGGGCAGGCTTCAGGCGGCGCACGACGCATTCGAGCGCGTTGTCCCCCCAGTCGCGGAGCGGCTCAGTGCATGCCGAGCGGGCCGAGAAGCGGCGAATGGTGAAAGCCGCAGGGAGATTGAGGCGCCACGTCCACCGCCAGGCCTGACCGGTCACCGCTTCGGTGCAGCGTGACCGGGCCGAGAAGGGCCGGAACTCAGTGATCGTCGCGCCGGGATATCCAAGCACAGTGGCGAGGGCGATGAAGTAGGATCGGGAGGCGCCGCCGCGCATGGCCAGGCGCTGGATCAATTCCGCGCGGCGCCCGGCGAGCGTCGTTGCAGGGCCAGAGCAGGGGTCGGGCAGGCCGGCCTCAGCTTCCCAGTCCGGCAGCATCTCGACCGTCAGGCGGGGGTCGGCTTCGCGCAGCAGCTCCTGGACCCGCTGGTCGATGCGCGCGAGTTCCCGGCCTGCCCAAAGGAGCAACGCGTCCAGGGTGGGATCGGCACCCGGCTGCCACAGGTCACCGCGCGGCAGCAGCTGCGCCGCCAGAGCGGCATAAGCCTCTGCGCTGTATCCTACAGCCATGTGATGACCCCGAGGCGTGCGATGGTCCCAGGCGCGGAGACGACGTCTCCGGCCGGCAGGGTCAGCACGTGGCTGTACTCCCCCACCGCGGCCGAGATCGCCGCGCCAAGGCGGCTGCGCGGAAGCGTGCCACCGGGCTCCGCCTCACGGGCGAACATATCGGCCAGCTCAGCCGACACGGCCTGCCGGTTGGCAACGCTGTCCGGTGACAGCTGGATGGTGAACGCAACCAGGTGGGCGACGGGCGCCGCGACATAGACCATGCTGGCCGTCACCGGGCGTTTCGCGTCGATGTTTTGCGCGACCAGGTCGACCGTGGCGGGATCCGGAATGCTCGCGTCGGGCATGATGAAGCTGACGCTGAGCGAACCCACCTCGGGCGTGATAGGCCGCACCCAAACCTTGGTGTTGCCAACCACCTCGCGGACCCAGGCGACGTAGTCATGCGCGGCCCCGCCATGCGGCGGTTCCTGGATCCGCGCGCGGGCTCGCGCCCGCAGACCCTCCAGCCCCTCGGCGCTGAGGCCGCCGCCCAGGCCATCGACATCCACCAGGGCCAAGGATTGAACATTCGCGACCGGCTCGATCAACGCGAGGCTGGTCATCGGGGGGGCGTTGCGCTCCGCACCCGGCAGCGCCGCCACCACCTCCACACTGCCCGTGCCGCCCGGGCCGATCGTGCAATCCGCCTGCGTCAGATAGCGGCTGTCATCGGCGCGGCGCAGCTCGGCGCCGGCTGGCACCACGCCGCCGACATTACCCGTCAGCACCACCAGGCCACGCGCCGAGGCGGCCGGCGTGGGCGTGATGCCCCAGACGGCGGCGCGCTCGGGCAGCTCCTCCTCGCCCGCGGTGGCAATGTGCATCTGGCGCGAGGCCCATTCGATCGCGCCCAGGAGCTCGTGGCTCACCAGCGCCTGGACGCGGGCGAGCACGCCCTCGATCGAGCGGCGGCGGCGCGGATCCGCGCCGGGCAGTAGCACGTCGAACTCCGCTTGGATGCGGTCTCGCAGCTGCTCCGGCGTGGGGCGGGCCATCGGCATCAGGCGATCCCCACGCGTAGCGGCACCACCATGAGCTCACTGGCCAAGGCCCCGGACCAGGAGATGTGAATGGCCAGCATCTCACGCGTGATCCACTCGGCATCGATCTCGAAGCCGGTGACAAGGGCGGTCTCCACCATCCAGGCCAGCGCCTCGGCCGCGTATTCCAGAGCGCGGAGCCGGGTCTCCTCGGTCGCCTTCTCGCGCTTGAGGAGCCAGAGGCGGGAGCCGATGCGGTCCGCCTCCACCTCGCTCAATGCATCGCCGATCCAGCCGCGCCGATCCCCCTCGGCCTCCTCGGGATCGACGCGGCGATCGGTGAAGAGGCTGATGAGAATGGCCGAGGCCAGGCCCGGGTCGGATTGCAGGCCACCCGGCCCCCGGAGCAACACGCCCGATTGGCTGTTGTTGTCGAAGGTGACGGCGATCATGCCGCGCCCTCGATCACCATGCCGGTGACTTCGAGCGAGGGCGTTTCCATCCGGACCCTCGCCGATGCCTTCATGACCACTTCAATGGCCTCCAAAACGATCTTCCCGTCAGGCGTCATCTCCATCTTCACGCCGTCCGGCGTCGTGATCTCCAGCCCGCGATCCTCGCGCAGCAGCACGCGCTGGCCATGCGCGCTCCACAGCACGACCTCTCCGGCAGCGAGGCCGGTAGGCCGCGCCCGGGGCTCATCCACGGCGATGCAGACCGGATGGTCGCGACTGCCGCCAAGGCAGACCACGATGGCCGTGCCGCCCGGCGCCGGGTGGCTGCTGAGGCCGTAAGGCTGGATGCGGTCCACCTGGTCGCGCGTCTCGCCGGCCAGGAGGCTGACCTGCATGCGCTGCTGGCCCTGGCCGTCATCGGTCAGGTTCACCGTGCCCCGACCAACCATCAGCATGAGGCGACGGTGCATAGGACTGAGAAGGGCGGAGAGGTTCAT